TAATATCCATCTCGTTGAACTGATTTCCATCTTTCAGGAGATCCATAAACTAAAGGTACTTCTACTCTTTGCCCATTTTTTATAATAGAAGGTTGAATAACTTTATCAAAATAATATGCTATAGCCTCATCATGATCTTGTAAACCTATATTTACATCTTTTGTTGTATCATCATCTCTACGAGTAACATTAGATCTATTTACTTTATCTTTTAATAGTCTTGGGGTTTTTCTATCTTCAACTAATCCTTTAATAGGAAATTCATTTATTTCTAATGTAGAAGATTCTCTAGCTAAACTAGAACCTTTTTCTGATTTTTCAGATAATGATTCTTGATCATACTGAGGAGCTGATAAGTTTTTTCTTAACAGTTCATTTTGTCTATTAGGTATAGGTCTTTTAAAATCTGTCATTATCCAAGTAAATTAGCTATTCCATCAGTTATTTTAGTTGTAGATGGATATTTTCCACCTCTTAAAGGTATTAAATTTAATCTTTCTATTCCTGAAATATGAGTATTTAATATAATTGAATGACTATTACCAAAATCAGTTGTTCCTGTTGAAATAGCATAGTCTGGATCTTTACTTAGTATTAATTGATTTTCGATTTTACTATCAACTTCATAAAAATTATTCCTAAAAAGTAATATATCTCCCACTTCTGGTACTAAATTTATATCTTTTAATTCTTCTTTTAAAAACCTAAAATTAAGTGTTTGATTAAGGTCAGATCCAAAGTCATCAGACGACCATGTTTGGTCTTCTCTCTGCATTAAACACGCTATTCTTACGGGTTCATAGTATACTTTGCCCTGGGATTCACCATAAACATTAGATGTAGTTTTTTCAAGAGCAAATTTGTAATATCCAACTTCTGATTGAATAATATCATTAATAAGTTCTTTACTTACTGTGTTAAAAAGTGATATATCTCGTGATCCTCCAAATAAAGCCATTATATTCTTTTTAAGGTTTCTGGTTTAATTTTAAAAGATTTTACACCTGGTACTCTTAAATCATTTATACTTCTATTAGATGTTAAAATATCTTTTTTTAGTTTTTTTAAATCTTCTTTAGGATTTCCTCTTGATATAAATTTAATTGTAACTAAAGTATATTCAAAATTTTGTTTTTGAACATATTCAGGAGGAGTTATATTTCTTACAATAGTTACTTTTCTTATTGCTCTAATTTGATCTAATATATCTGTAATATTATATTCAGTGTCTGTTAGCATGTAAGCTTGTACTATGTAAGTATTTAATAGTTCGTTTAATATGTTTTTTAATTTTATCATTAACCTATATAAATTGGATATGGTACTTTATAAAAAGTTTCTTGTGTTTGTTGTGCTTCTTGATTTTGTCTTTCTAATTGTTTTAATCTAGTTGTAGATTCTAATAATTCTTTTAGTTCTGTTATTAATGCTGTTTTTTCAGTTATTGCTTCACTTAATAACCTAGCATAATCTAAAGTAGTAGTATCTCCTGGTATTGGTAAAGCTTGATATTTACCTCTTATACTACCTAACATTTCTTTAGCTAATGCTAAACAATATCTTCTAATCCATTGTTTACCAGGCTCATTTATAAAAGCATAAGTAGGATTAGTATAAGGTACATTTGATATATCCGTTATTAAATTTGTTGCATCATTTTTTACTGGAGCATTAGCTACAGATTTTAATTGGTATTCATACCATAAAGTATAATCACTTGTAGGGATAGGAAATAATTTTAAATACCTATTGTTGCTTATTTCAAAATGATATGCTGATTTTCTAATAGCATCATTTAATTCAATTGCTTGAATTTTTAAAGCATCAAAAAACATAGGCATTAACATAAAGTTTACACCTGGTGAATAATTACCAAATCCAAAAGTTTGCATTAGGGATTGAATACCTGTACCTGTACCTGCATATGGGTCGAAATATCTATTTATAGCTGCTGGTTGATAATGCATTATTTTTTTAATATAAACTGCTTCTGAACCACTTAAAGAAGAACTAACAGCTGATAATAAATCATATTGTTGGATTCCTTTTTTTACTAATAAAGAACCTGATTCTTTTTTATAATCTCCTCCACCACCATAAGTTTCATTACCATATTGGTCCGATATATTAACTGTACCCCCTAAATTAGGAGAAATTAATTGGTTATTAAAATTAGATCCTGTTGTTGTTCCTTCTAATGTATGAAAATTATTTATTATTTGAAAATTGTATAATTGAGCTCCATACTCATTTATAGCTTCTTCAAAACAAGTATAAAAATTTACATCTTGTAGTTCAATATCTACAAGAGGGTATCCTAAACGTTTAGCACACCAATTTGAAATATTATCAGCATCCGTAATAAATTCAGTGTCTGAATCATATAATGCAAAAGGTGTCGGATTAGATACTGTTGCAAATGATGATGAGCCCGGCCATATAGGTATTTTTGCCATTTTAAATAGAATTAGGTTGTTCTATTATAAATATGAAAAAGGTATGGAGAATTTACATTCCGTTCAATAACTCGAATACTTCGTCTATTGCTATATGACGATGGTTATCTAATAATACTCTTTTATAAACATATTGGGAATTATTGATTTTAGGTAAGTCAACTATTGCAGAATAATTTTTATCTTTTAAGTCAATTTGTTGGTTGTCTCCACAAAATATCATTGTTGAATTTTTTCCTAATCTACCTAAAGCCATTCTAAATTGTGAACGAGTTAAATTTTGAAATTCATCAACTATTACTATAGAATTTTCAAATGTTCTACCTCTAAAATGTGCTAAAGATACTAATTCAATTGATTCCTCTTTTTCCATTTTTTCTAAAATAAGAGGTTTATTGTAAATTTTACGCATGTTAGATTTAATAGGTACAATCCATGGTTCCATTTTTTCTTTTTCTGATCCTGGAAGAAAACCATTGTCTTCTGTTGATACTGTAGGTCTCGTTATTATGATTTTATCTATTTGTCTTTTAAAAAACATGTCTAGTGCAATTTGACAAGCTAATAATGTTTTACCACTACCTGCTTTACCAACTATAAAATTGTATGGGTGGTGTAAAATTGCCTGTTTTGCCGATTTTTGTTCTTCTGAAAGAGTTAATGAAAATCTAACCGAGCCTTTTGGGGGCTTTTTTGATGTGTTGGGTTTTACCATATATAACGTTTGATTATACATATAAAAAAAAGGACCGCTAATGCGGTCCTCTTTAAAGTTTAAATAAGGCTTATTGTAAACCGAATTCAAATGTTTGCCATATAACAGCACCACCTACATCTGAATCATGTCTGTGGAACCAGTATGGAGTTACTACTTCAGCATCATCAAAAGTAAATGCTACTGCACCTGTTGGAGCTGTATCATCTAATTCATAAGTTACTACACCAGTTGCACTCACCATAATTTTAAAAGTATGAGTTGCTCCATCTGCAAAGTCACCTGAAGAAGGATTTGTTAAATCTGTAGTTACAGTTGTTGCATTATTAATAATAGTTGTAGTTTTAATATCACCTGAAACTACATGCATAGCTGCTAATTCATCTAATGCATCTGGATCAGCATTATGTGCTTCAACTTTTGCAAATCCACATCTTAAATCATCAATACCTGAAACATCGGCTATTGAAAATTTACATTTCATGTAAAATGCTGGAGATGTTCCTACTGTAAAGTAATCTTTGTTTAATCTACCTAAAGATGCTACTGATCTACCTCTCATAGCCCAACCATCATTATTTGTTTGGTCACCTGATACATCTAATCCTGCTGCATTTAATGCTGGTGCTAAAAGAGTTTGGGTTCCAATAGCATGTACTGCTAATGTATTACCACATCTAAATCCCCATTGGTTAATTTCACCAGTTGCTCCAGAAAATATAGATCCATCTGATTGTGGGTCTAAACTTACTTGTGCCCCTAAATCAAATTTAGTTACATTGTCACTAGTAGTTTTTGTGTTCTGGTCCTTTAAAGTTGCTACACTGTCAAGGATGTTATTAAAATCCCTGTTTTCGTTTTTTAAAAACGATCTTGTTTTACTTGCCATAATTTTATTTTTTTAAGCAATTATAGGGATACAACTATAGTGGTCAACCCATAGAGGCTATTTTCCCCGTTTTTAATATTGTTTAACAATACCGACCAATTATTGTTTACACATATACATATAAAAAAAAGAGCCGCTAATGCGGCTCTCTTTCAAAATATATTAAACTAACTGCTTACAGCTCGTTTAAGTCGTGAATCATTACTTTACCATAGAAATCTGGACGAACCATTTTCTTAGCATATCTAGTCATGATACCTTTTCTTGGTGTGAATGAAGTAGGATCATACACTAGAGGTGTCATGATTAAAGGAATGTACGGAGCAAAAACAGCACCAGTTTCAAGGAATTGAGATCCTTTATAACCCATTAAGATTGTATTTTCAACCATGTAAGGGTTTTTATAAACTGTATATCTGTTATTTATTGCACCAATCTTTTGAACACCCATATTGTATTTGTCACTGTCTCCTGATGAGTCAGCTGCAAATCCTGGGATTGCTTCTAAAATTGTAGAAACTTTTGGAGAAACTACCATCCAGTTAGCACCACCACGAAGAGTTTTCTGGTGAATTAAGTTACTAACTTTTTGTAATTTAACACCTAAAGTTTGGAACCAAGACATTTTAGTGTAATATACACCTAAATTATTTTGGTTTGATGTATAAGTAACACCTGCAGTACCACCTACTGTGTGGTTTGAATTTACAGATACATCTTGAGCAACTTTAGCACTCCAACCTTCAACAGTATCAGCATTTCTGATTAACATATCTAAGATTTCTAAATCAATTTCCATTGAAATATACTCACTTAAGATTGAAGTTAATTCTGCTTCAGCGTCAATTGAATGATAAGCATTCAAGTCTTGAGCGAACTCAGGAGTCCATTGTGCTTTCAATTTACGTGTTTTAGCAGCAACTGTTTCAGATCTTAACTGAACATTGATTTCAGGAATAGATAAAGCAGATACTGTACCTGCTCCTGCTTCTGGCATTGTGTCTTCAAAATCACCTCTATCATTTAAGTTATCAGGAGTTGTTAAGTAAATTAAATTTCCAGGAGCAGTAGTTGCAGCACCTGAAATTACTAATTGAATTACTTTTTCACCTGATCCTGATGTATGTAATCTTGTGTATTGTGGGAATGTTTTTACTGCCCCATCAAAAGCAAATGCTCTAATTGCATCTGCATCAAAATTAGATGCTGAAGCTTGTAAAACATTTACAATTCTAATTGCATCTGTATCTCCAAATGCGTCAGCGCCATCAAATCCACCAGCAAAAGATGCTGAGAATTCAGTATCACCAGCTAAAATTCCTAATAATCCACCACCACCTGCTTGTAGTGATTGTGAAGTGTGTCCTGTTTGGTCTAAAGTAACTGCGATTGAAGCAGAAGTTGTTGAGTAACCAAACTCACCTGCACCATAAAGACCTGTATCGAACGATTCTGATGTTCTTTTAAGATCTGAAGATGCACCATAAAGTGATTCTCCTACTGTTTTGTTAGCAGTACCTGTTCCATATTGGAAGTCAAGGTAGAAAATTAAACCTGCTGGTAAGTTCATTGGTTGAACTGACACTAGGTCTTTTGCTACGATTTCTCCAAATACTCTTCGTACTAAAGGAAGAGCAACACCCGCCCAAGCTTCTGAATTACCACCATTAGTGATAGAAACTCCAGAACCTGCTGATGTTACTGTATTTGATTCATTTACAAGCTGTTTAGCTTGATTTTCTAACAACATTGACATGTTGTTCTTTTCTGTAGAAGATGTAATTCCTTCCAAAAGTCCTGATTTATCCCATTTGCTAGCTAATTTTCCAGCTTGCTCCTGTAGAACTTGGTAAGGGCTTGCACCTTCTAATAAATTGTTTACATTGTCCATTTTTTGTAAATTTTTTTATTTAGTTATTGATTAATTTTAATGTTTGCTAGTTTTTGCATTCTAGTCACCATATCATTTGATTCGTTAAGAACTGGTTTCTTTGGAGCTGTAGATGTTCCTGCAGCTTTAGAAGCCATTCCTAATCCTTCTTTGATTGATCTTTTAGGAGTTGTTTTTGTTGATTTAGCAACAGTAAACGTGTCCTTGATTGTTTCGTAAATTAACTTAGCTTCTTTAACATTTGACGCATTATCTAAAGTTTCAACTACACGTAGTTTTTGTCCTTCATTTAAATTGTTTGCTTTAAAAATTCTGTTAACATACAATAATTTAGAGTTTAACAAATTAACTTCGTTAAGTTCAGTAGTGACTGCTTCAAGAGCTGCTTTAGTTTCATCAAGTTCTTTGTCTTTAGATGCTTCTTCCATTCTTTTGGTATCAGCTGCTGCTTTACCAATGTCTTGCATTTTTTCTAAAGCTCTAGCCACTTTTGGATACTTAGCTCTCCATTCTGGATCATCAGCCGCCATTTCTAAAGCACTTAAACCACCTGCTGCTGCAATTAAACCTGCAATACCTGCAGCTACACCAACAACTTCGTTAGTTTGGCCTTCTTCTTTTCTTTTGTGAAGTGCAGAACCTGCATACATGTCATCCATTTCTGAATCTGTTTGCTCGTTAACGTCGTCTTCTTTTTCTTCGTCTAAATTGTTAATTTCCTCAAGAAGAGTATCTAAATCAAATTCCTTATCTTCATTTACATGATCCGCTTTATAAGTAACATCATTAGCGTATTCTGCTTTGTAGATTGGTTTTTGTTCATCTAAATCTTCTTTGTCGTCTTTAGCTTCATTCATGTCGTCTTCTTTGTCTTTAGCTTCTTTAACGTCGTCTTTATCGTCGTCTTTTTTAGCTTCTTCCATTTTCTCGTCGTCATCTTTTTTAGCTTCGTCGACCGTTTCTTCTAGGTCATCACTTTCTTCTAATTCTAATTCATTAAGAATTTCTTCCAAATCAATTTCCTCATCTAAATCTTCTTTTTCATCTTCCATGTATGTTTCGTCCATTTTTTCGTCTTCATCATACATTTCTTTTACGTCTTCTTTTTCATCTTCCATGTAAGTTTCATCTAAATCTTCTTCTTCATTTAATTCTTCAGATAATTTAGCTGATAACATAGATTGAAGTCGTGGTGTAAAAGCTTCTTCTAATGCGGCCTTTGCATTTGCAAGAGCAACTTCACGAACTGCCTTAGCGTCAGCGATTGCCTCTTTTAAAATGTTTTTTGCCATTTTATTTTGGTTTTTTCTCTTTCGAGTCTCGTTAATTAATTGTACGGGAAATAAGGTTATTAGGAACCTTAATAGGGTTATAAATAATCAGGGACGGCTTATTAGGAAGCGCGTATGTTTTCAAATATACATATAATAAAAAAATAGAAAACAAAAGAGGCGCCGAAGCGCCTCTCTTAATAATATGTTCTAAAAACTATTACTTTTTACCTGTAAAAAATGATGCTACTAGAATTAATACAATTAATCCTACGAAACCACCTTCTCCAAATCCATTTACTAATGAAGTTAAATTAGCGATTGCATCCATTCCAAATACTGATCCGCCTGTTAAAACGTACCATAAGATTGTTACTGGGATGAAAGCCATAAATAATGACCCTAAACCACCTAAAAATCCGCTTACTGTTGAAAATACTTTTTCCATTTTTTTAATGCCTGTCACCAGGACTTTTTTTAATTAATACTAAGTTTAAAACTTGTAAGATAAACCTAAGTTAAAAGAACCTTCTCTTTCACCTGCTTCATCTTCTTTTAAACCCATACTGTAGTTAGGTTCAACGCAAAGACCTTTCCATACATCATAAGAATAACCAATGCCAACTGTTAAGTTGTCCATCATTTCTTCTGTTGGTGCTTGAACTGAAACATACATGTTTGCATTCCAGTTGTAACGGCCCCAAAGGTCGTAAGAAGTTTCGCCTTCAGCGTCTTCTCCTGCCTTTACCAAACCAACAACACATTTATCGTTGTAAACATACCCGATACCGATGTTGTCAGTAAAATTTGTTGTACCCCATTCTTCGTTTAAATCGCTATCAGGAGTGTTTACAGTAGTAACTACCATAAATTGTGCTGATGCAGCAAACGTTGTGCATAGTGCTACAGCAAGTGTCATAATTAAATTTTTCATAATTTTTGTTTTAGTTAATAATTGTTTTAATTGAAAACAGGAACAGCTGACTACTGTTCTTGTGCTGTGAAGTACATTTAGTACTTTATGTTGTTTAGTCTCTCATAGGAGTTAATTGTTTTGTAACCTTTATTGTTTGACATACATATAACTTAATTTTGGAGAACCCACGTTTTTTTGTGGAAGTTTTTGG